TGCTTCCTTAACGGCTTCGATAGCATCTAACCAAGTGCGTGAGCCTTCTGTTTGATCGTGGAACATCATGTCCATTTGCTCTTGCCAAGATGGATATGCTTCGGCTCTTGCTCTTGCGTACGCCTGAGAATCGTATTTGGCTTGTAGTCGTGCGACCTCTGTTTCGTAATCTGATTGAACAACAGGAACTTGGTTGCCGTCTTTGTCCATTGGCCCTATGCTGTCATCAATAGAAACAACATTTGGATATAGGTTATAGATTGCTTGATGGTTCATGCGCCTATCTCCATTAAAGTTATAGTGCTTCCAGTTGTAATCGTAGAAACTCCAGTCATTTGATTGATAAGAATTGTGTTAGATGAATGACTTGACCATACATCAAACGAATAAGTTATTGCAGAGGTTGAAGATGGTGAATCTAAAAAATTGCCTGACGCTGGTTTTACTATATCGGAGGCTCTGTTTTGCAAATTAAAACTTGAAGCGTCAGACCCGCTAGACGGTTGTGCTATTGCAGTCGTGTCTCTCATTAGGTTGCAAAATCCTGAGTAACTTGCAGAAGTTGAATAATTTATTATCCAAGAAATTAAAATTTTGCTACTTGTTGCTGATGGTGTGATTGATGCTGTTAATCCCGTAAGTGTTACAGCGCTTCCAACTCCAACAGCATTTGTTGAAAAAGTATCATTTTTAAAGGTTGAAACAACCTGCAACACTTTGCCACCTCCAAAACCAGAAGCAGTGCCTGAGTTCGATAGCGTCACCCCACTGGGAATCGAAAACGTATCGCCTGACGTTCCAAGCGTTACGGTTCCTGAACCTGTGCGGGGAGAAATTTTGTCTGTCTTAACTTCACTCATTTCGGGTATGCTTCCTTAACGGCTTCGATAGCATCTAACCAAGTGCGTGAGCCTTCTGTTTGATCGTGGAACATCATGTCCATTTGCTCTTGCCAAGATGGATATGCTTCGGCTCTTGCTCTTGCGTATGCTTGGGTATCGTATTCGGCTTGCAGTCGTGTAATTTCTGCTTCTAACCATTCTTTAGTAGGTTTAGCATCTTCACTGTAGATAATTAAATTTTCATAAATTTTGTTTGTTGAGTCTTTCCAACCAAACCATTGTCCAGAATGTAAACGAACTAATACGTCTTCAATGTTTTGTGGTTTCATATTAAGTGTCTGCTAGTCTAATAAAAGTAAAAAAAGTGTCATTAAAATCAGTATCGCCGTTTGTAACGACTGTTCCACCCGCTTGTGAAACGCTAAATTTAACTTTACACTGAGTGACATCAGTGACATCCATAATATAAGAGCAAGTACCAGTTTCTCGTGAGTAGTAAGTTCCACCCCAACCATTTGAGGCAACCGCATAAGTCGAATTATCAGTCGTGGTAGAGATGTATATTCTGCTTCTACCTAAACTACTACTAGTAACATCACTCCAATCTGCATAAGCCTCTATATACCAATAACCAGTTTGAGGGAAAGTAAATATACCGCTTGCCTGTGTCATTGCTGAACCAATAGAGCCAAAACCTAATGGAGCGTCAACCGCCTCAAGATTTGCAGAAATTGGCTCAGAACTACCTGTAAAATCTGTAGTAAGTCTCCACTGGCTAGCATGAGTAATACCGCCAAACCCAGTTGCGGTGCCACTGTTTGCTATCGTGGCTCCTGATGGGACTGTAAACGTATCGCCAGAATCTCCAAATGTAAAAGCCGTACCTGTAGCGGGGCTTATCTTGTTTGCTTTAATTTCACTAGACATCGATTAATTCCCATGATTGCGTTTCTTCGTTCCAAGTGTATTCATTGGAATCAGCGGGATAAGGAACTGGAGCCTCCCAATTACAAGTATCTTCATTAAGAATCCAACTTGCAAAAGGCTTGGGGCTAATAAATGCGTCACGATCTTTATCGTAAGTAAATCCTATACCTGCAAAATTTTTTCTAATTGATCCGTTATAAGATGTTTCTAACCACTCTCCCGGAGATGTGTCAACAAACTCATTAAAAAACTCTGGTTCTGCTACAATTACTTTATTAACAACACCATTAATTACTTTTGCAAAATGTGCCATATTTATTTCCTATACTGAGTAGCGAATAATAACAATACCAGAACCGCCTGATTGACCGTTTGTATCATACTTACCACCCCCGCCACCGCCTCCAGTATTAGCGGTTCCTGCAACAGCGGCAGGAGCGCTACCCGATTCTGCCGATCCTGCTCCACCTCCACCTTGACCACCTGCGGCTCCAGTAGAGGAAACGTTTGATCCACCACCGCCACCACCTGCATAGTATCCAGAGTCTCCAGTAGAAGTAGCAGTTGCCCAAGCAGAGTAAGTATTTAAACCATCTCCTCCTGCACCTCCTACTCCACTGCTAGTGTTTGCTCCTACTTCAGAAGCACCGCCACCTCCACCTCCACAATAGTTTGTTGGCCCTGCTGATCCACCTGCAAATCCTTGTCCAGATGTACCGCTACCACCTGCTGAAGTAGTTCCATTATTGGCTTGATATTGACCACCGCCACCTGATCCACCATCTCTTCCGGGATATTTGTGGAAGTCGTTTACATTATGACCGCCTCCACCACCTCCGCCAATTGCGGTGCTAGACCCGAATACAGAATTATTTCCATCTGCGCCAATTCCACTTCCTCCTGCCCCACCTGCACCAATTGTAACAGCGTAAGTTCCCGCAGAAACAGAAAAAGAAGAATTGTAAACAAGGCCACCTGCTCCACCACCACCGCCTCTCATCGCTCCACCTGCTCCACCACCTGCTACAACAATATATTCTACTGTAGCGTTTCCGCTTGTTACAGTAAAATTTCCTGATGATGTAAATGTATGGTATTTAAAACCCCCAGATGAAACCTCAGTACCGCCAGATGCTATAAACTCCTCTGACGCTTTTGACCAAATAGTCCCATAAACTCTTGTTTGTTTTAATGTAGTGTCAAAATACATATCTCCTTCTGACGGAGAAGTAGGGGCACTAGAGGCGGTTGGTATTCCAACTGAAGTACCGCCAAGGTTTATGTTTGTTCCGCTTTCTGGAGAAACATTGTTTACGTTAAGCGTGCTCATACTATTACCAATGTACCAGTAACAATAATTGTACCTGTCATGGTTACTGGCCCTGCAAGAACTGCTGATTCAATAGTATGATCGCCATCAATAGTTTCTTGATGAATAAAAAATCCATCTTTTGCAGGTTCTTGTCCTACATATTGAGTTCCATTAACTACTTCAGACATAGTTCCTCCTAAGTAGAAATACTATCTACATAAGAAACCCAAACATCTAATGAAGATGCTGTGTTAGATTTTATATGTAGAATATCTGTGTTTTGCATTACAATTTTTGCGCCACCCTGTATTAGTTCTACAGAAGAACTAGGTGGAATTGTTAAGTTTTTACAGATATGATAATCAGTTCCAGAGCCTGTTTTATCAATATAACAATCGCAAGTTACAGCAGATGTAAGAATGTTTGTTACCCTAATCCCTATAACAGCGTCATCAGAGTTGCTAGTAAGAAGAGTTGTTTCTCCTGTTCCTACCGCTGATGCCGCCGCTCTTTCAAAATCTTGTGCCATTATACGCTCCTATAAAGCAATAGCCATAGCGACTGCAAATCCCGGGCTTGCCGCAGATACGGTTCCCCAAGAAGAATCAGTGCCATCTGTTGTTAAATATTTCCCTGATTGTCCTGACATATCAGGAACAATAGCCGCAGTAGAAGAAGAGGGAAAACTATTTTTAAGAACAGCTTTTACCATACGAAGATGGTCATCACCTTCTCCTACAGGATCGCCGTCAACAGGATTAGTTTGTACTAATTGTGTTACCCAGTTTGCAGTTTCTAATGCCATTATGTACTTGCCGCCGTTAATGTTACGGTAACTTCAAGCGTATCACCTGATATTACTGATCGCGCAGATGAAAAGTCAACTACACCATACAGTGTGCCTGATGTACCAGATTTAGTATTGTTACTTGTAATAAATGCTCCCGCAATAGTAGAGGTTGCATTTATAGAATATGTTGCTTTGTTTGATGTGTTGTCAATGCTACCACTTGCGGCTGTACCTAGTGTAAGAGTTTGTCTTACGCTTTGACTGTAATTAACATCTTCAGTCCAACCTGAGTGAGATGCCATAGTGTCACCTGCCGCTACAGAACCTGCATTTTTTAATCCTACATACCATGCGGTAATCTGTGTGCCGCCATCAAAAGTGCTAGATAAAATATGATTAAGACCTTCAGTGGTGACTAAATTCTTTTTTGTCTCGCTCCATTTTAAATTTTCATCTGAATCATAACAATTAATAGTCCATATGTTTTTAATTGCAAGATTCATATCTGTAGTATGATTCATTCGTAAGCCTCCATCGGCTTTAAATTTATTAGTCTGGGTAATCACTTTTAGTCCATACCGATGATGGGTCTGTTTGTTCTGTCCAGATAGATGTTGGCTCTGATACTATTGTCCAGTTATCATTAGGGTCTGTTACTGGATTCCACAAAAATGAATTACCACTCTGATAACCTATTGTAACGCTAATAACAGCATAACCTGCCATTGTATGATTCGTACCTAATATGTAACTGGTATTTATTCCAAATGTTTTTGATTCTGTTTTAGCGGGAGTGTTCCAATTAATACCTATGTTAGACCAATAGATAGGTGAACTGGCTTCAGCCCACGTTATAGGGGCTGTCATGGATACCCGCTAGTATTCATTACCCTCAGTGCAGAGCCAGAGTGTCTATCTCTATTGTCTTGTTCTTGTAGGTCTGTAATAGCCTGTTGAAATGCTGTAGCCCATAACTGAACTCTAGGGTCATTCATAATAAAAGGTTCTGCTTCTAGCATAGAACCATACAAGTAGACATCAGGAGCGTTAGTAAGAACCCAGTTGGTAGTTACGCTTCCGCTAAGATTTTCAAACCTTTCGTAGAACAACATTTCTATTGTCTGAACTGTATCTGGTGTTGGGCCTAACTGAAGTTCATTAGCAATAATAGTATAAAACTTGGGAGTGCCATTAGCAGAACCGCCATATAAGCGGTCAAATATTTCAGGTGTGACATATTGCATTGGGGTTACAGGAGATGTATTAATCTGCAAATTACGCATTTGTATAAACCTAGCAGGTAATGCTAAGTTCTGCTGTCCCGCTACAGTAGATGCAGTCTGCTTAGACTCCATAGCACGAATGCGGAGTAGGCGATTAAACCTAGACTCCGCTAATGCTATAAACTCTGGAATACGATCAGTCAGATCATCACGATCCATCCAGTTCGCTACAGCAGTTTTAAGTTCTGTATAGTTTGATATAGCCATTATCTACGAGAAACGTAATATACTTTGTCGTTTAGTTGTGGGTAGTTAACTTGGGTGTTGCCCGGTTGTGGGGATGCGTATAGCCACATAGTTATAGCCTCGTTGGTGTTGTGCGTAAGAAAGCGTTATCAGGATCATTAAGATACTTTTTCATTAACTTGGTATCTTTCTCTATTGCACCGTTTGTTTCTTTCATCCATTGTTCCCATATAGTTACAGGAATAGATGCTACTCTCATACCATGCTGTTGCTTACCAAAAGTAAGTTTATCACCATAGTCATTTAATAATTCTTTATTGTTATTTAATATACCTTCTACATCTTGGTGAGTAACAATACTAGCAGTACCATCAGAGTGTTCTTCTACTGTAGTTTTACGGTAATGCTTCTCTCTCATAGCGGTAATGATCCTCTATCTTTAGACATTGCTTTTAATTGTTTAACTGCTTTCTGTACAGATGCTTTAACAGTGTAAGGTTTTTCTTTTACTGTTTGCTCCTTAGGTTGTTTAAGACCTTCTTTAAGTAGTTTTTTGCTCATAGTTTCCTCAGAAAGAAAGGCTCCCCCGAAGGGGAGCCAAACTCATTACGCCGCTTTGACGCCGATCACAGCACCGTTAGCCTGACCATTCTTACCTCGAAGGCCATACTCAGCAACCATCATCTGCTTGACGGAATCACCAGTCTTAGCCAAAGTTTCAGTCGTAAATGGACGCAAATAATCAATGCTCCAGAAATCGAAATCAACGATGTACAACTGGTTTGCTAGACACAGACGGCTAGGTACAATTTTAAACGTACCAAAGTCTGTAACGATTACATCAACAGAGTTGACCGCATGGGCGGGTGACGCTTTGTCATGGTTAGTCACAAGATCAGCAACGACAGAACCTGCCAGAGCCGACATCTTAACTTTTAATGACGCATCACACATGATGACATCTGGGTTACCACCTGCTTCCCAAACTTGCTGTACGCAATCATTGACCATATCCATAGTCAATACAGCGTCAGCACCTGCGGGGGCCGCAACAGACGTACCAGTACCTGCGTTAGCGATAGGAGTACCTGCTGATCCATCAATGATGTTGGAATCAGCCGCAACAGCGTCACCAAGCCAAGACATAAATGCTCCAGTCTTGCGAGCAACACCTGCCGCACCTGCCGCTTTAACATCTTCACCAGTGAGCATCAACTCCATGTCACGCTTAATTTCTTTAGCGCGTTTGGCAAGTTGATACGCTTGCGAGGACTTGCGACCTGCCCAATCAACTGCTTCTGCCGTACCTGAAGTCTGAACAGCCTTCTCAGAAATCTGAGTATAGTTGGTCAACTTAACAGGCTCGACAACAGCCAATGATGCAGGATCGTCACCTTCTAACTTCTGGTTAGCGGCGGCGGCGGCTAACTCATCTTTCTGCCACTCGAACAGAGTATTAGAGCAAGAGCCTTTACCTGCGCCAGACATGAAGGGCGTGTCCATAGGACTAATGTTATAAATGATATCACTAAGGTCTTCGCGTACTTGTACGCCACCAAAGGTCAATCGGGTATTTCCGGGAACTGCCATAGCAGATTACCTCCTTTGTTAAATGTCTACAAAATCCTCAAAGAGAGATACAGAATCATTTACATGACCACTCTCTTTAAGACGCTTCATGGAGGCAATACGTTTA